CACAATCGACAAGTGGGAAGTCGAAACCAAAAACCACGCAAACAACTTCGACGCTGACGCTAACGGACTCTACAAGGAGCGTTGCGCTAAGATCGAAGCAGATCTTGATGCTGTAGAAGCACAACTCTCACGCAATGCTACCCGTGCTAAACTTGATCGTGAAGACAACAAACCAATCTTTGACACCCGTGGCGTTTCTAAGGGAACCGTTGGTGATCGCAAAGAAGATTGGGGTCGTAGATTTATCAAGGCACTCGCAAAGGGTGACAATGGCGAACTTCGTCAACTTCAAACAGAGAACTTTGACGGTTCACCTGTTGAAAACCGCACAATGACGGTTGGAGCAGCGGGTGGTGCTGCTGCTGTTCCTCAAAACTTTGATGAAGTCATTCGTCAAAAACTCTTTCAAGAGAATGTCGTTCGTCGTATTGCCAAAGTGACAAACATTGACGGACAAAAGAAGATTACCATCGAAGCAGCACTTCCAACAACTGAACTTGTTGCTGAAAATACTGCGATGGCATCACCATCTGATCCAACATTTGGTTCACTCATCACCGTCTTCCCATATAAGTTCCAAACCAAGGTCGTTCTTACCAACGAGTTCCTTGAGGACGCACTTAGTGGTAATGGTAATGGTGTTGGTGGCATTCTCAACTATGTTGCTTCTAAAGTCGCAACAAGCATGAGTCGTGCTCACGAAAACTACTTCTGTAACGGTGTTGTTGCTACTGAACCACAAGGATTGTTCACCGTTGCTACTGCTTACAGCAATCGTGTAAACCTTGCTGCTACAAACACAGCAATCACCGCACTTACTGGTGACAATCTCGTAGATACTTACTTTGCTGTTGGTCCACAATACCGTGCTAATGGTTCTTGGTTGTTCCACGACAATGTTCTCAAGATCATTCGTAAGTTGAAGACAGCATCTTCAGGTTCCAACGAATACCTCTACAAACTCACCGATACTGGTGATCTTCGTGAAGGTGTTCTCGGAGTCCTCTTGGGTCGTCCAGTTTATGTTTCACCATTCGCATTCAACTCAACCTCTGCCGCAAACAAGGTTCACGCTGTGTTCGGTGACTTCAATATTGGATACGAAATCTTTGATCGCTCTGGTATGACAACTCTCGTTGATCCATACACAGGCGCAGCAACTGCTACGACCAACATGTATGCTTACAGCAGACTTGACGCTAAGATCGTTCAGTCTGAAGCACTCGCAGTCATCAGCAACCCTGCATCCTAATCTCTCTTTCCTTTCTGGGTGGGTGGGGGTAAAACCCCATCCATCTTTTCAAACTTAGTCAGGAGAACCTATGGCAGTAACACTCACACAAGTCAAAAAAGCACTCAAAATAGATTATACTTCGGATGATTCAGAACTTCTTAGACTTATTGACGCTGTAACTGCTTGGGTAGAATCCTATACAGGCGTTACAATAACACCTAAGACTAAGACAATGTATATTGAATATTGGGCAAAAACAATGTTCAAAGAGTTTCCATTTTCGTCTATTGATAGCGTTGTTTACACAGCATCTGATAACACATCAACCACAATGCCATCAACAGACTACTTTATAGACAAAACAAATCCACCAAGATACTTTATCAACTTTACAGAGTATCCATCAATTAAAGAACATACTTTTATTGAGATTAACTATACAGTTGGATATCCCGATATGCCAAAGGATATTGAACAAGCAATCATTTCGTTTGTAGGTGCTTGGTATAACAATCCTGAAGCATTATCACCAATCTCTATGCAGACTGTTCCTATCTCGGCACAGTTTATTCTTGATACACTCAAGGTAAGGAGTCCAATCGAATGATTTCAGCAGGACGATTACGATTTACTGCTACTGCTAAAAGAGAAAACACATTTGATGCATTGGGTAAACGAGAAAAGACACCAACATCGACAGTTGGATCATTTAGATGTGATCTTCGTGATACAGGAGCAAATGAAATTTCATATGGTGAAGGTGTAGGAACTTCTAAGACATTTGATGTTTTAGCACGATGGGGAGCAATTGAAGATATTGGATTGCTAGAAACTGATATTTTAGAGATTGAAGGTATGAATCTAAACATCATTGGTATTCGTAACGAAGCACAAAGAGATAGACTAGCAACAATAACAGTAGAGGAAATCAGATGAGTTTACCAGTAGCAATCAAAACAATGTTACAGAATACAGCAGGAGTTAATGATTCTGATATTGTGTATGGTTTACGAAATCAATTTGGAACTATACCTTGTCTAATATTCACAATCACAAATCAAGAAACTCTTACTATTGGTGCAAATGCTTTAAAAAAGTGTGAAGTAAACATTAAAACTATGAATATTACTTCAGAAGACACACAAACATTAGCAAACACCATGCAGACAATTCTAGTAGCAGGAACTTATAGCGGTATCGTTTTCAATGGTATTGTTATTAAGAATACACTATTAGAAGAACCAACAAGCGGGAATGGTGAAGAAACCAATCCCTTCGTTCACACAACCACAATAGAGATTTACTTTACCCAATAAGGATAAACACACATGGCAGCATACACATCATCAGTCTCAGCGTTTGCTATTGGCGGAACTAATATTGCCGCCGTAGGAACAATGGCATTATCAATTTCAAGACCACCAGTAGATATTACACCTATTGGAGTTCTAAATACTTACATTCTATCAGGCATTATGACAGCAGTAGCAACTATTGATGTCTATTACAATGCTACAGATCACGCAGCACTTACAGGAGAAATCCTTGTCCCTGCTGGTTTAGCATCAGTAGAACTGTTCTTTAACGGAACTGGTGGTGCAACAGATGTATTTGGTGGACAGGCAACAATCGTAAGTATGGATGTTGTATCCGTAACATCAGATGTTGTTCGTGGATCTTATACATTCCAATTCTATGGTCCAACCAATATGAATGGTGTTGGTTCAGCAATTATCTCAGGTAACGAAACGGCATGGGCGGGTGGAGGAGCATAAAATGAGTATCAGAGAGGCATTGAGACTAAAGAACTATGATTGTGAAGTGGGGGGTGAGAAAATCACCCTTCGCAGACCGTCAGCAATGGACATGATTGAGGCAGTTGAGTTTTCAAAGAAAGATCCAAATAAGTTTGGTGCTTGGTTGGTATACAACCATCTTATTGAAGACGGAACTAAAATGTTTCAAAGTGTCGATGATGTTCTAAAATGTGATGGTGGTGTAATTGCTGCCATTGCACTTGAGATTGATAAACTATATGGTGAAGGACGGGACTAACTTCGGCAGCACGACATGTGCTAAATGCTGCCAGACCGTTTATGAGCACAGATCTTGAACAACTGAGTGTTGTATGGTTGTTCAATACTGAAGAAGAAGTTCAAATCAAAGGAATACAAGATGCTCTCATGGAAAATAAATCCCGTATCTCTGAAACGCTTATCAGACGAAATGGCATCTCTAGACAAAAAGGTAAAGCGTAGAATTGCTAAAAATGCTGCTAAAAGATGGTCTGCATTAGTAATTAAATCAATCAAAAGCAATATAAATTGGAATGAAGGAACAATTCAAGATTACCTTGATTATAAAGTAAAGAGTTTGAAACGAGGTCAAATTCTTTGGATTGGTGTTGGTTCTGTTGCTGGTAAAAGGATCAGAACCGAATCTAACGCTGGAACTGCGTGGGTAGCATCAAAAGTAAGATGGTATAACGATGGATGGACACCTGTTCCAAAAGGATACAAATCTGGTAAACAAGGTAGAGGTTGGAGAAAAGGTGTAAGAGGTATTGGCGGCACTAAAATATATGAAACAAAGTTTGTGACAAAAGCACAACAACAAACACAAAGTAAAATGATTAACATTGTTGCCGATGAAATTATAAAAGCAGTAAACCAAGGTATATCTTAATGGCAAAAAAACTATCAACACTTGTAATTGATGCTACTGTTAATACTTCGGGTGTTGACAAAGCAGTATCAACCATTAATAACAAACTAAAGAATGTAAAAGGTTCAGGTGGAGGTAGTGGTCGTGATGGTCGTTTTAGCGCAGGAATTAATCCATTAGCATATGTTGGTGGTAGTGGTGGTGATGTTGGTAATGCATTTGCTGGAGCGTTGGGTGCTGCTGCTGTATTGAGAGGTCAATCTTCTAATATATTTGAAGAACGAAGAAGCAATATCCGTAAATTTGGTATTGGATCTGTTTTTCATGGTAGTAAAGTTGGTTCTTCATTTTTAAATATGGTAGGAGGTATGGCGGGAGCATATAGGGCATATAAAAGAGGTGATATAACTCATGAATATGGAAAATATTTTACCAATTCATTAATTGACGAACATGAAAGAACTAGAGAAAGTTTTAATAGACTTGCAAATGCAAGGGGATATTCTACTGCTGGTTTAGGATTACAAGTAACAGGAAGAGCACTTAGAATGACTAAAAAAGCATATCCAACAGCATTTAGTAGTCCGTTCGCAGGATTGAAAAGAGGTATGACGGATCTTGGTGGTCTTGGTAGTCTGATTGGAACAGGTGGATTGGTTGCTGGTGCAAAATTCATGACTAACTTTAGACAAAATGTTTATGGTCAGTTCAATGATCTAGATCAGTTCGTTGGTTCACCAATGTTTGATGCCGCTAAAGGATTGCGTAATACAGGTTTTGCAAATAAATCAGGTCAAAGAACACTTACACAATCACTTATGTTAGGTGCTAGATCTGGTAATCCAAATAAACCAAGCATACTAGAAACTGGTGGTGGTGGTATACAAGATTACTATAATAATATGTTTATGGGTCTTGGTGCGTTTATATCTGATCCATTGGATACTGTTGGACAAGCATTTGTTCCAGGATCACCACTTAGACAAATGGCAGGAGAAGATCCCAAAAATCTAGGTTGGTTTGCATCAATACAAGCATCATTATTCGGAACATATCAAGCATCAAGAAGGAATAGCGTCTAATGCCAATACTCTCAAACGGTGGACAATATCAATCAGCAAATTATTTTGGTTCATTTATAGCATCAAATACATCAGTTAGTGATGACAATGTAACAACTGTATCACTCCAATATGTTATTGGTAGACTTAACGGTGCAACTGTAAACTATAATGGTGATGATTATAAGAATATGGTAACTGAGTTGATGCTTCCCCAAATGGGACAAGATCTATCAACTTGGGAAACTGTTCCACTTACTAACGCACAATCACTTTGCCGTCTTCGTGAAATTGAATTTGAATCAATGAAGACAGGTGAATGTGTAGCAACTTGTCGTTTCTCTACACTCTATACAATCAAACCATCTACACTCAGTTCAGCAACACCATATACACACCTACCAGCAGTTGCTGAATTTACATCACAACTTCGTGCTATGAAAGCATGGAGAAGAACATGGGCAACCAATCCACCAACAGGTTCAGATCAAACATCAGATATTGCTGGATTCGCTGCTGCCAATGGTAGAGATGGTATGATTATTGAAGTTCCACAAGTTAGATTTAGAGCAAGATTTGTTCAAGATGCAACTGTAACTGATATGGATAATACAGTCACACAGATGTTAAACTATGTGAACAAAATCAATTCTGCAACATTCTTTAACTTTCCTGCTGGTTCTGTAATCTGTGAAGGTATATCTGCTGTTAAAGTAAACGGTGAATTCTACGAAATTATTTTTGATTTCTTGTATGATTCATACAATCACCACGAACAAGTCCCCGACTATGACCCACTTGGACAAGTTGATATCAATAATGCTGGTAATGCAAATGTTGTCAAGTGGACAAGAGTGAATAGATCATCAACAGATTTTAATAACATCTATAATGGTGATGCTACTCTAAAGGCAATCATAGAGAAGGGATATTGGAATTAATGAAGAAACAAGATAGAAGACCATTTGATGTTAATCGTTCTGCCATTAATATCAATCCACAAACAGTTCACCCCGTTCAACTTGGTATTGTTATTTCATCAACTGTGGTAAGTGCTGGTAATTACCAATATCAATACACAGTTAAACTTGCCGAGTTAGATGGAACAACATTTACAGTATCAGCACTTCCAAACTCACCAACATACACAGCATATTCAATATCTGAAATGACAAACAATGCAACTACAGTTGCTTGGGGTGTAGTAAGAGCACATTTACCCGCTGGTGTAAATCCTGTAAAGATTCCAAATAACGATGCTGTAGCAATGATGGCGCAAAAGAAAGCAGATGGAACTTTCTATTATCTTATTCTTAACGCACAAGCAATAACAGGACCATGCCCATGACACAAGCAAAATACGATATTACACATTATCAGGGTGATACATTCATTCTTGCATTTTATTTGACGGGTGATTACACAAGTCAGACACCACTTATGCAATTGAGAACTTCACCATCAACTGCTAGTGTTGCTGCAACTCCTACAATTACAATGACATATAATGCAGGAACTGGTAAGACATTTGTTCAAGCAACTATGACTGCTACTACAACTGCTGCACTACTTCCTTCTACAGTTTATTATTATGATTTTCAGTTTACAAATGCTGGAGTTGTGACCACATACCTTTACGGTAACTTTTCAATAACAGCAGAGGTGACACGATGAGTATAGAAATCATTGCACAAACACCAGTAACTATTGAAATTGTTTCACCAACTACACAATCAGTTCAAGTATTTCCACATATTACATTTGTAAACGATCTTGCAGGAACTCCTGTATTTGTTGGTGATGCTGCGGGTGGTGATCTAAATGGAACTTATCCTGATCCCACAGTCCACAAACTACATGGACATGATGTAGCAAATACTGCTCCATCAGTAGGAAACTTGCTATCGTGGAGAACCGTAAGTGG